ATGCCTGTGGAGGTGGTGGCTAGTTTTTGTGCGCCATTATAAAACACCTGAACTCCAGCGTTTTGATTGGCATTTAAATACGGCTGGGCATTTGGGTCTTGTAACAATAAATCATTGCCGGATTGAAGAGTTAAGTCGCCAGCCCCTGCATCTACAATATAACTATGTGAGCCATCATGATAAATCTGTAAGTCATTACTAGCACCAAACTGTGCTTTGACGTTATCGCCTAGTGATAGGTTGCCTGTCATCGTGTCTCCAGATATGGAGACAGATTCTGTATCACCTTGAGTGCTTAGATCGTTTAAAGATGCAGCCGTAACACGCAACGCAACTTCATCACCGGAAGAATGGCTAATAGCAGACGTACCGTCTTGCGCCCGCTGAATGGTAAACGTGGTCCCAGAAACACCTGTTACCTTGACAATTTCAGATCCCGAATCAATACCTATTGTCGCGTAGAAATAATCGCCACTCCCAAGAGCTGGGAATAGAGAAGCGCTGGTAACACTAATAGACGTTGCTGAGTCAGAAACGCCACTAGCCAGCGTAGTGCTAGCTAGGTTCGAAAACTTAATCGCCATTTATGGCTCCTAGCTAGCTGTAATTGTCCACGTTATGGAAAGACTATCCGTATTTGCCTTGTTTATAATCGAGAATACCGTTCTGCAAAGCATTGTTCCGCCAGAAGATGCATTCAAGATTGCTGCCTCAACAACACCAGCAGCAGAGGCAGGTGTTCCAGCTGGGAACGTCGCCACATAAACAATGTCGTTTCCTGAAGCCGTTGTGCTAGTTAAAGCAACTCTAGCAACCTCAGAACCTAACGTAGTATTTCCAACCGCAGCAGCGGTGCTAGATGTACCAATAGCCATGTGACTCATAACGCTAGCTGATGTTCCAGCCATGCGAGAAGCAACAAAGGTCTTACCGGTAGTAACAACCAAATTGGGAATTTCTTGTGTTTCTTTTACGGTGCCATTCTCTGCTATTAGGTTAACAGTCAGGCGCCCTTTTAATTTAAGATCATCAACGATCATGGTAGGTCTCCGAATTAATCAGCATTCAATTCTAAAATTGCCGAGTATTCTTAAAAACCGGCAATACTGAACTGTCAGATTTTCCTATCCATGAAGACAGCGTAGATACGTCTTGTAGCTTTACTATATATATAGCTGACTTCGACGCATAAAAGTCATTAAATCTCTTACCATTATAGGCGCTGAAAGAGTATTTGACAAAGTAAATAATTCCTGCTCAGCGCTTCAATTGTTACTAGGCATTTAATACCATATTGCCCATTAAGGACTTGTTAAGAACAGAGCTTGTTATTAAGTGATCAAACTCTAACGTTTCTGTTAGTCCTATTACGTTTGTTTTAACACCTTCAACATCTTTATCTATTTGAGCAAAATCATCTAACGTAAAGAAGTCTTGAAGTGTCTTGCTTACAACAAATGATGAGATGTCCTCAGAGACTGTCAATGAATCTGAAGGCTCACCTGTAACAGTTACAACACCAGACAGTTCGTTAAAGACAAAGTTATTTGGCTGTCTTGTTATTGTTAAATTATCAAGAATAAATGCAGGCTCTGATATTCCCTTACCTACACTAAATGTCTGTGACTCAATAAATGACTGTGTGTCGAATATTCCTTTATTGGGGTGAGTAGTTGTTTCATCCGCAAAATTAAAATTATCAGAAGTAGCTTTACCAAAGCTTACCGCATGAGCATCAACCACGCTCACAGGGCTGTTAAACTGTCTTATAAATGTAAGAAGAGTGTGTACGTTTTCAGTAAATGAAAAATTATCTGATGCTAATTTACCCACAGAAAACGTGTTTACATCTAGCAGGCTGACAGAATCTTGTTCAACTTTACCGGCATGAGTTCTAGCAAAGTCAGAAAAGCTAAAATCATCTGATAAAACTTTACCGACAACAAATACAGGATCTGCAGAAAGGAAGCCGACTTGATCTGAAACCGATTTGGTTACTGCGAATACAGCAGCATCATTAAATGCAAACTGATCATCAAAGAGGTAAATAGTTCGTTCAGCGTTAACGTGAACATCATGCAGATATAAGTTTTTCCAATTAGCAACCGCGACCAGTTTCTGAAAAGAAACCTGATTGCCAAGTGCTGGAACTAATGAGGCATCAATACTTAAATTGCGATGCGTCGCAGTAGCGTGTACTGATCTAAAACTTACAGTCGCTCTGATAGCCATGAGCGATTAACCGAACTGAGATCTAACTTTAAACTTAATTAAATCCAAAACAGTTTGAGTTCTTGATGATGAGTCCGTGAACTCTATTTCACCTTCTAAAACTCCACTTGATGACAAAGTGTCTGAGTCAAATAAGAATGTTACCTTGCCTTGAGTTGGATTGGTTATAGTTCCAAGAAGAGTGTCAATCAAAGCTGTTTGACCCACAGTCCGAACTCTCATCCGAACTGAGCCATTAGTTAAATCAAGCGCTGCAAAGGTAGTAGGATCATCTGTATCCAAGACCAGTCCTGCAGCTGCTGTATTACTATCTTTTAGAGTTATCTCTATTTCAGGAAGCTGATCACCCTGAACCAAATCAATAGTTGTTAAATATGCCATTAGATAAATGCCCTCGCTTTACAGGTTAGAGATCCACCACTAAATCCATATTTAACCTGACGTATCACACGACCAACGCTTCTCTCAAAAAGCTGCTTATTTACACCAGCAGCACTTGGATTAGACCAAGGTTGACCTGACATCATTTGCAGCCGGTACAAAGCTCCATGAGAAATTGCTTCCCTATGCTCCTTTCCTACACTATCTGGAATGCTTGAGCTGGTTGATGTAGGTTTAACCGAATACAGAACTCGAAATGAATCTGATTCAGCGGGAATTGGTGCTATGTAAAAATCTAGGTTGTCACGTTGAGCGTAATAGGCTGGAGTACCAGTTGTGTTTTCATCACCTAATCTCAAAAGTAACTGGCTATAGCTAATAGGCTTTAATGCAGACTTATCATTAAAAATATCAAGTATGTGATTTAACTCTGTACCAGAAGGTAGAGACACGGCATATTCATTTAAACCTGCAATGACTGTAATAAACTCAGGTTCTGGAATATAGATATCAGTTCTAGCACAGAAATCTATTGCCGAATCTCTCACCGACCTTTCAATAAGAAAGTCAGGAGCGCCTTGCGCCTCAGGTCTAACGTACAAAGAAAAATCAGAATACTTCATTAGCCATTACCCATCATAGGTGGTACCGGAGTAGTTGCGCTATCTGCTTGAGTCTTAACGCCTAACGCATTAGCAAAGCTTTGATAGTGCATCATTGCTCTCTGAGCGTTACCAGCAAACTCAGAATCCTTCTGATATGAGCGATACAATACATAATCTAATATGCAATTCGCATAAACATCGTCGAGACTGATAACTGTAGTGTCTGAAGAAAAATCACTTATAGAAATTTCTGAAGGCGCAGAGCTGTATATAACCTCTAAGCTATGAGTACCACTCGCACCTTTTGGATAAATATAAAAATTCTTTGGGTCGGCAGGATCATAAACATAGTGTTCAATCTTGTTTGTTCCCGCTGCTGTTTCATGCCAGTTAGGCAAAGTTTCATCAAGTATTCTTCTTTCAACCTGAGTAACTGCTCTACCACTTACATTTCTAACTACATCAATCAAGCGCAAAGCTTGTGATGGTAGTGTCTGCTTACTGCCTGTTGTGCAAGCAAACGTTGTATTTACCATTGCAGCATCAGGTCGATGCAATACAACTTCTTTTTGAGCGTCGTTAAAAAACTTTAAAAGCTCTGTGTTTGGAAACCGGACATTCGTATTATCCTGAAGAATAATTGCAGCCCGATCCAAAATGTCTAATACCTTAGTTGTCGCCATTGTCGGTCTCCCATTCGATTACTTGTAAATCGGGGTTGTTTTTAAAAATCGGGTTGTAGTCAAACTCGTTACCGGTGATGACGTTTTTGACCCGCTTTGGGACAAGCTCTTCAGTCTTCTTTGGAGGGTTAGCTTTATCTTTTGCTAGCCTCTGCACCTGATCTTCTAGCTGTTCAAGGGTTAGCCTTCTATCTAGCTTGACGTTAAAGTCTTCCTTCGCCTGAATGAATATCTCGTCTTTTTTTGTCTTTGCTTTCTTTGTCATAAGTGACTCGCTAAAAAGGGGGAGGAAAACCTCCCCCAATTATTAGCCGATATCTTAGGTCCACTTACCAACGCAAAGTGCGTCAGGAGTGATTACCTTAGAACCGTACACCTTCAATCCACGAACCTGATCGCCAAAAGTGCTTTCCATACGAACAGTTTCAGTGTTAGTGAACTGAGACGCGAAAGAAATAGCTTTTGGGTGACCGGCTAGGACGTGCGTGTAGCCTGAGTCAGCACCAGATGCTGCGGTGTAAACCATGTTGCTCTGGAAAACTTTGAAACGGTCAACCATTCCAACCAAACCATTACGGAGAGGTGAAGTAGCATCGCCAGTCAAGTAAGCTTGACGTAGCTCAGACTGCTTGAGCATAGAAATAAACTCAGGAGAAAGAACGATGAATCGACCTTCTTCTGGAATGTTAAGCTCATCAAGAGTCTTGGATAGAACCAAGATGTTTTCCAAGATGTTGGATGAAGTAATAGTAGTTTGAGAACCGATAGTGGTTGCACCAGTTACGGCAGCTGACAATACGTCAGTCTCAACAGCAATACGCATACCTTCAGAAGCATCAGTAGACGCAGCTTCCAACATGTTGATGTCAGCTTGAGCAGCCAATACATCATCTACTTTAAAGCTGTAGTACTTAGCTTTATCGATGAGCATTTCTACCTTAGCAGTAGTTAGCTCTTGAGTAGTGATTGATCCGCTATAGTCGTTGATAGTTACAGCAGGAACTGTACGTACAACAATCTTGTCGCCCTGACCAGAGATTTCACCTTCATAATCGGTGTTTGAAATTTCGGGTAAAATTGATTTGCTGTAAAACTTCGCCTGAAGGAGTTTTGAAAACACCTCTGGGATGAAGTTCACCTCAGATGTAGTACCCGTTGAAAATTGTGAAAAAGACATTTTAATACCTCACAAGAGATTGATTAGCGGCGTATCGATCCACTTTCCATCGCCTTGAGTATTTCTGTTTGATGCTTTTCAAACACTTTGTTTGGCATCCTCATAATCTCATCGACGGTCCAGTATTTCTTATCGCCTTTAATTTGTGACTTTCGAGCCTTAGGCATCTTCGGTTCTGCAACCGTCTTAGCCCGCTCAAGAGTCTGCTCTTGCAGCGTGGGAGCCGGTACACCCATATCAGCTTTAAATCGAGAGAGAACTGTGTTCACATCATTTGACGAACCTTCTTGTATCCAAGTCTTCGTCTGAGCATCTGCATCTTCTAACCAGTTCAACCAGTCTGCCGTCTCAATAATCTGATCGACATCAGGGTGCGCTGATCGAATCCGATCAAAGTGCTCAGCTTGCGCCTGCGCCTCTAGCTCTTGATATTTACTTTGTTCTTGCTCGGCTAAAGCATCTTTAGCTTTACCAACTTCATCTTGCGTCCGCTTAAGTTCATCAAGCAAAGGTCCAGCAAGGTCAGGGTAGTCTTCCCTAATCTGTGCCAGCTTGCTGTCATCCCTAGAAACTTCTACAAGTTGACTCTTCAACTCTGTAACACTTTTGATCAGGTCGGCATTATGCCGCTTCAAGTCAGCCGCTTCTTGAGTTGCTTTCGTCATTCTCGCCTGTGCGCCTTTCATTGCTTTCTCGGCTTTTTGTAAAGCCAACTTCAGTTCCGAGTCCTCGCTGCGTTCTGACTCTTCTACTGTGTCCTCATCCGCTTTAATCTCAGCCGTATCCGTGGGATCGGGGGCTTCTACTTGCAGCTCCTCCGGTTCTTCTGGGGTATCCACTTGAGGTTGATCTGCCTCTGGGGTCTCAGTCCTACCTTTAGTCATCTGCTCGAACAATTCTTTAGCTTCTGCTTCCAGTCGCGCTGGGTCATTTCTCTTTGACATTGTTATTTCCTTCGAGTCCCACATGGGGATATTCGTTAGTCGATTGCGGATATCCTCTTAGGGGTCCGCGCTTTGTCTAGAACGGCTTTTGCCGCATCTTCAAGTTCAAGCATAAATCGCAGCTCTAAAAGCCTGCCTTGCTCAAACCTAAAATTTGTTGCATCCGCTCTTTCCAACAAGTCTTGTGCGCTATCAAATCTGGCTTTAATTAAGCCCGACAGGAGATCCCATTCCGGCATCGACCTGAGACGGAGGACCGCCTGCGCTTGCTGCTTGTTGCATTTGAGCTTGGAGTAACTGTTGTTGTTGCTGTTGTTCAAGAGCAATCTGCTCCTCAGTCTTCATAATTTTATCTGGGTCTATATCCATGCTTTGAGCTATCTCTCTCAAAAGCTCAGTCTGCTTAACAACTCCGGCGGAGTTGTCGCCAACAATAGATAAGAACTGAAGTAGCCTCTGACTTTGTACTTCTTTCTGTACAAGCGCAGTGCTTCCTCGAGCTACAATTCTTAAGTCACCCTTAGACTTCTCATTGGTTCCAAATTCCATATTGAAATGAAATAAACTTTCAATCATTGGTTCAATCAAGAAGTCATCAATATTTTTAATGGTGCTTTTAAGAGCAATGTTTGCTGCTCCCATAAGCATAGACATACCAGTTGCCGTCTTGTTTAAACCTTGAGTCTGCTCACCGTGTGTATAGGAGGGCAGTGACGTGGTCTCATCAGCAAATCGACGGAAAATCTCAACAATCTGATTTAATCCGTTAGCATTTGCGACAGGCTGATACCATCTGACAGCAGGCATAGAACCGTCTCCACCCTCACGCAAGAATACTCGCCAAGGATGGATGTCTGTCGGGTCTTCTCCTGCTGCAAGCAAGTCTGTATTCACCTCAACCATAGGACCAGAAGACAAAGCCATATTGTCTAGCCAAATTCTAGTTGCGGTGTTCATAGTTCCCTGTGAATCTCGCATCATGCGAGGCACGCCTGTACCCCAGAACTGATGAGGTGACCTTTCATAAGGGAAGATGTGATATGGAATCTTGTAACCAGTGATCGGGTTTAGCATAACTTTCAGCACTTTCCCGTCACAGAACCAAACACAAGCAGAGTAATCATCTGAAAGATCTGAACCTTCAGGAAGCTCTATGCCATGCTCTTCTAACTCGTAACCATCAACTGTTCCCCAATACTCCATAACAACAAAGCGATTGGACTCAGAGTTCTCATTAATGCCAGCAATTCTTCGGCGAGTAGTCTCATGGTCTTCTTCAGTATGATTACCGTTACGGTGAATCTTAAGTAAGTACCTGACCATGTCAGAATCAAACTGTGGCAAGTCAGCTAAATCTCGCATTTGACGACGAGTTAGAACATGACGCCGGAATAAACCATCACAATCTTCAAGTGTCGTACAATAAGGATCAGGATATAGATCAAAAATACTGACGCTTTCCACATCGGGAGCAACAGTTTCTACAACGCTTAGCGCATATCCCTGCTCACCAGTCTCAGGGTCTAGCATTTTTGAGTAAGACTGCTTTTTATCAATACGTACCGTGCCAGCTTTTACAGCACCAGAACCAAAGATACATGCTTCTAACATGCTTTCTTTTAGTTTCATTTCAGCATTGGTTTCTATCAGCTGGTCTTCAATATCAACTGTCATAGATTCAGCAGCTTCAAGAGCTATCTCTTTTTCAAGCTCTAAAAACTCTCCCTCTAGCTCCATCATCCGAGCTTGAACCAAGTCCTGATTCATCATCGGGTCTTGTCCAGAAGCCATCATGATCTGATCCATAGCCATTTGACGCATTTCCATCGCCTTTAACGGATCAATCTGCGGTACGGGTGTAGGATCTACAGAGAAGAAAACATCGCCGTGCTGAAACAACAGGTCTATGATTCGGCTGTAAGCAGCCATTACTTTTGTTCGTGTTAGCCCGACGAATACTTTTGATCGTGAACCAGACGCGGCATCTAGGCGTGCAAGTACATCAGGCTCATAAATGCCCTGATATTGGCGTAAGTCTTTTAGCCACTCGTTTTCTGTTTCTTTACGAGCGTCCTTATACTCTTGGAAAGTTCCGGCAAGTCTTGAACCGAGGCTCTGCATACTTTGTGCTTGCAGACCATCTGGTTCTTTTTCTAACTCTTCTTCCTCGCCTTCATACTCTAGCTCATGCATAGATTAATAACCCGTCACAGGATCTAACGATTTAAAACGTTTTTGTATAGTCCGGTGCCGAGGTCTCGGCATAGAAGCAAGTCCATGCAGGGCAATAGCATAAGCCATCACCCTGTCATCATAACATCCATTTTGAGAATTGTAACTCCCTTTATCATCAATGATGTAAGTTCGCAACTCATTTAATAGTTCAATATCTGCAACACCACTTTCACCCTGCCTTAACAAGGTCGCTAGATTGTCAACAATTAAAGGTTTAGTTTTACTTGTTGTTAAGAATCCTCCGCGTTTTGTCAAGCGATCTCCGTAGGCACCATCGACAGAACTCTCTACAAATAAATTTGAATAACCTAAATCCTGTATTTTTCGAAGCGTACCCAGACCGTGATTGTTACGCTCAACGATTACATATGCGGTGTTAAAGCGTTTACCTAACATTGCAACTAGGGCGCCATAATCAAAAGGATCAATGTGACCATGCCAGCAGGCTACCTGATTACCTAGAGAGTCAAGTACTTGAGCACAGCTATAATCGCCATAAGCTAGACCTTCGGCAACGTCCACCCCAATACAATAATTTTCTTCTCTTAAGGGCGGATACCACTCCTGATAATTTCCATGCTCACGTTCAATTAAGTTGCCATCAATAATGTCGCCTTTAAAATCTGCGGTGTAACAATTACTCTCACACTGAGAAATAGCTGTCTCTTCCACAAAGCAGCGACCTGAAGTAAGAAACGCTTCAAGGGGTGTACTTGGATACTCCTGTCTAAAAAGATCTGTTCCGCCCAGCTCATCTAATTTTGCGCGTCTAAATGAAAGTTGAGAGTCGTCCAAATTATATTTTTGGGCAAGGTCATACTCTTCAGGGGTGGCAACAAAATAGGGCGATGGCTTTTTTCTATACTCGGGCATCCAGTACCAAGGTATAAAACAAGTAATCCATTCAGACTCGCCACGCAAAGACTTCATCACCTGATCGTAAAACCAACCACCAGCACCATTCGCAGTGCTCTCTAAAATAACTTCAGTATTCTTACCACCAACTGTCTGTAAGAGACCTGCGACTATGTCTGATCCTTGCGGGTAGAACGCCACTTCACTTCCGTGGACAAATCTATTTGTTTGTCCTCGTCCTGTTTGTGTCGATCTCGCTGTGCCGACGCGGTATCTTGAATTGATTTCATCAAATACCAGCGTTGACGCCGACTGACTAGCGAGCGGCGGTTTAAACGCAGGATGCGGGACATTGTCATAAAAGTATCTCACCATGTTAAAGATTGCGTTAGTTGATTCGGCAAGATGCGACAGTACGAATGCGTTAGCGTTACGGTTCTGCGTTACTTTCCAGAAATTTCTGCCCTGTGTGTATGTCGATATTCCGGTTTGGCGTGCTTTAAGTACCAAAGCACGGATATTTCCCTGTTCAGCGAGCTGATTTTCGAGCATTTTGTGGACATGCATCTGAGCTGAATTAAGCACGAAAGGCTTTGATTCACCCTCTTTTGTCACGATTTTTAGCATGTTTTTGCTATATAAAGGGAAGTTCCCCTTTAACTTTCGAGCTACGTCTTCAATTCTCAAAACTATTCACCACTGCACGACACCACCAGACAAGATCATGGTCATTCATCGCGCCTCTCATTAGATTTACTCGGGCACAAACAAGTCGAATATTGCCTTCTATATACCCTTTCGACGTATCAATCCTGTCAGGACTAACGGAAAAATCTGAATGATCCGTTGAAATGTGCATAGGTATGTTGGAAATAGCGCAAATCCCTCTCTGCTGATCGTATAAGCGCGACAAATAATCAAGCGATACCGTAGCACCTTCATAATTTTTTGCCTTATGGCGCTGTTTTAGAGAGGTTAATATCTTTGTAAGAAATCCCTCCAAACTAGAATTAGCTCTTTCTTTATTTTCTAAAGTGCGGCAGTCGTTGCATTTTTTGCGATTACCATTAAAAGAACTTAAGGGTTTTGTAATCCCGCAAACGGTGCATTTTTTATTACCAGACGCCAATCTACGTCCCTCGTAATCTCCTCAAACCTTGCCACTGCTTTACGGCTACTACTTACAGCCACACGATCTCCCATAAGACCTGTGCCTAGCCCTATACATCCCTGAACATCTTTTGAAAAATTAGCTACATGGATAAGGATATAAGTTCTATCCGGAACATCCTTTATGTGCCATGTCTCACCAAAGCGAGGAGAGTCTCTCCATCCTGCCTCATAGCTTCCTTCCGGAATACAAGAAACATTTGGGGCGTTATCTAACCAAGGGCGCTCAATCGTATAGAATTTTTCTCCATCAAAATCTATTACGCCTAAAGTCCCTTCTGGGTGATAACAGAATCTATTTAACTCAATATCAATCACGCTATGCTTGACCTCTTTTCCTAGCTCTAAGAGCCTTCCTGTCTTTGCGCTCCGCCTTGGAGTCATCAGCTCCAAAAATACGATCATAGTTGTCAGCAAACTTCTTACTATTTTCTGGGCGGCGGTTATCACCCTTGCTGTAAAGTGTTTCACGAGAATTTTTCATTTCCGGTGCCTTGCTGTTTTCTTCGCTATCTTCTTGGGCTGAGCACTGTGCTGCTTACCAGCTTTTGTATCAGCACGTTTTTTTCTACTAGTGGCGGCATACTCCTTTTTACTCAAAGAGTCTCGAGCCGACTTAGGCAGATATCGCTCACCTGTAGCCTTCTTACCTTGAGTAGAGTTCTTACCGCTCTTAGTGCCCCATTTTTCTCCGGTCCACTTCTTTAAACTCTTTTGAGGTTTCTTAAGTGCCATCAGTTTCTATAGCCTCCACCTGCTGCCTTATATTCCTTAGCTAACATTTGAGCCTTACGAGCACTCCACTGACCTGCAGACCCACCTTTGCTGCCAGCCTTAATCTTGTTAAACAGCCGCTTACGCATTGCAGGCTTCGTGTAATTACCCGCACTGTTTACCGTCGATTTTTTCTTGGGCGCAGCCTTCTTCTTTGCAGGCATTACTTCTTCTTAGCTTTAGCTTTTGGCTTAACCTTCATAGTAGAGCCAGACTTCTTAGCTGCAGCTTTAGCTTTAGCCATTCCAGATTTTGTATATGAATATTTCTTACCGTTGACCATTGGCATAATTAGCTTCCTTTTTTCCACTTAGTTGAAGACGACTTCGTTTTAGAGGGCGCCCATTTAGTTTTTGCAGCCCAATAAGCTGCACTCATCTTTCCTTTGCTGATATTCTTTGCATGTCTAGATTCAAAAGCCTTCCTCTGACCTACCGTCTGATTAGTTTTTACACCCTGCTGTCCAAATCTAATCGTTTTAACCTTGCCACCTTCCTTAGCTACAACAACATGAGACTTAGTCGGGTGAGACGGAGTACGTTTAGGCTTGTTATAACCACTAACCCCAGCACTCTTTAACCTAGAATCTTTTTTCTCTGCCATATCAAACCTTCTTATCAACAAACCTGCTGTGTTTTTGATAACCCTTGCACTTGTTACACCAGACAACAGCCTTATATGGCTTAACCGTGTATACACATGTGCAAATTTCATCCTTTTTTATAACTGCTTTTTGTATATTTGATACCGTAGGTACTCTCATAAGGACCGCCCCCCCCCTAATCAACTAGGTGCAAATGCACCCCATCCTCAGAAGAAAGCTCTATCAGTGTATAAACAGCATCCGTTAACTGCTCAGTCAGGTAATAAGCCTGCGTACCAAAGCGTAAAGACGCAATATGAGGAAGAATAAACGTATCAAACGCAATCTCATCCATGTCTAAGTAGTCAAGTGCCGTAACACGATGCATTAATAGTTGCTTCATTTTTGCCTCGGTACTCTCATAAGACCCGTCGGGGGTCAAAATACGGTGGTAGGGGCTGATATTGCCCACATGGAACCACACACGCGGACGACGCCGCTTCCAAATAACTACCCCCCCCTACCTACCTTCTATTACATGCGTATCAGGGGTGAATCATGACCATTTGCCCTATGAGCAGTTGATCGAACTAGTGTAAGTCCTTGATATTGCTGGGTTCTTCTGCTCCAAAATCCTCAGCTTCAGGCTCTTCAAGGTCCAAATCAGCCAAAAAGGAACCGTTATACTGCACAACTTCCTGCTTTTCTGGTGCAATCCAGCCCTCAGCCTTGAATAATTGCTCGATAGCCCTGAGACGGTCAGAATCCCTCTTAGCCGCCGTTCCCAGCTTCTCCAACCTATCGATCCACTCAACCCTTCTCTGCTCTGAATCCTTGCTCATATTCGCTCTAATCGCCTCTATTTGTGCCTTTACACTAACATTCACTAACAGCCTTGGACCTTGCACGTTTGGGTGCGTATATCCTGCTTGCTCAGCTGATCTGGTTGCATTGCCTGACGCCATGAACAGTTCAACGAACTTTTGCTGTCTGAAGTTAAGCTTTCTTTCTTTGTTACTCTCTATGTACATTTGATACATCCCCTATAGGAGAAGTCGGAATTGAGGGGAGTTTTGTTTTTCCCCGCGCTATAAAAATTTAGCAACTGCCGATACCACTGCGGCGAATATGATCCATGCCGCACGTTCTGCCACGATCCCTTTGCCTGCCTGCTTAGCCAGAGTCTGC